GGCATACGATGTTTCTGAATGTGACTGGAGTTCAGACGTGTGCTCTTCCGATCTGACACGCCGCCAACATCGCCAAGGGCAAGATGAGCGCAGCGTACTGGGCCGCAAAGGAGAAGTGGTAAGTGCAGATCCCGATTCTCCAAGGCATCTACACGGACAATGGCCCGGATCTGCGCTCGGCCTATCCGGTCAACCTGGTGCCGGTGCCACGCGCCTCGGGGATCAGTAACGACTATCTGAGGCCCGCAGAGGGGCTAATCAGCTACGGCACTGGCCCGGGCATTGACCGAGGCGGGATCGAGTGGAACGGGGTTCTGTACCGCGTGATGGGTACAAAACTCGTCAGCATCGCCAGCAACGGAGCCGTGACGATCCTCGGCGATGTGGGCGGCCCGACAAACCAGCTGGTGGACTTCGACTATTCTTTCGACCGCCTGGCCATTGCCTCCGGCGACCGGCTCTACTACTGGAACGGGGTGCTCACACAGGTCACCGATCCAGACCTCGGGCCGATTCTGCCGTCGGTCATCTGGATCGACGGGCAGTTCATGGTCACCGACGGCGAATTTCTGATTGTGACCGAAATCACAAATCCGCTGTTGGTGGATCCGCTCAAGTACGGGTCATCCGAACTTGACCCTGACCCGGTGGTGTGCCTGCTTAAACTCTACAACGAGGCGTATGCGATCAACCGCTACACGATTGAGGTATTCGACGGGGTGGATCAGGAAGGGTTTCCGTTCGCGCCAATCACTGGTGCGCAAATCCAGAAAGGGGCGGTGGGCACCTTTGCTGCGTGTGTATTCGCGGACAAGATCGCTTTTGTCGGCTCCGGTCGCAACGAGGCACCCGGCGTCTATCTGGGCGTCAACGCCACAACGCAGAAAATCTCAACGCAGGAGATCGACATCCTGCTGGCCAGCATCCCCGAGAGCCAACTTGCGCAGGTGCAGGTCGAGACACGCAACGACCGGGCGCATTTGCACCTCTACATCCACCTGCCCGACAGAACGATTGTGTTCGACCAGCAGGCTTCAACCGAATTGGAGACGCTCGTCTGGTTTGAACTTGTCTCCACGACCGTGGGATACGCACAGTACCGGGCGCGCAACATGGTCTGGGCTTACGACCGCTGGAACGTAGGCGATCCGCAATCGAGCACGGTCGGGCGCATGGACCTCGAGGTCGGCAGTCACTGGGGCCAGATCGTGCGATGGGAGTTTTCAACGATCATCGTCTACAACCAGTCTCTGGGGGCGATCTTCCACCAGATGGAGCTGGTCAGCTTGACGGGTCGCGTGGCGCTTGGGACCAACCCTCAGATCTCGACCTCTTACTCCAAGGATGGCTTGTCCTGGAGCCAGGACCGCTTCACCTCAGTAGGGCCGATTGGCGCAACGCAGAAGCGGATCGCATGGTTCCAGATGGGCAACATGCGCAACTGGCGCATTCAGCGCTTCCGTGGTGACTCGCAAGCGCACATCTCCATCGTGCGGCTCGAAGCCCAGATTGAACCCTTGGCGGCCTAAATGCCACGCCTCAACCTCACCCGCGACCAATTTGCGGCCTTTCTGCAAGATCACCAGCAGATCCGTCAGTTCGAGCTGTTGTTCTCGACGGTCGATACGCTCCTGCCCGACACCGTTACGTCGCTGTCAATCGCTGCTGGCAATGCCGATGCCAAGGCCATCCAAGCGCTGGGCCAGATTGCCACGCTAGCGCAGGAGGCAGCCGTCTGCTGCTCGGTCACTGACGTGAAGGCCACGCAGGCGCTGGATCAAATCGCCATGCTGGCGCAGGAAACGTCTGTCAGCATCGCGTCAGCAGAGAACAAAGCCAACCAGGCACTGACGCTACTTGGCCAACTGGCCACGGCCGTCGAAGGCCTGCAAATGTCACCACCTCCACGCGAGTTCAAGCGCTCGCGCTACGGTGCTTTTTTGGACACGACAACGCAGACGGCCACGGCCATCAACACAGCCAAGGCCATCACGTTCAACACGACAGACCTCAGCCGAGGCGTCTACCTTGGCACACCGACATCGCGCGTCTATGTGGACACCGAGGGCGTCTACGATTTCCAGACCTCGTTGCAGCTCGATTCGACAGTGGCTACCGACGAGCACTTCTACCTGTGGATCGCAGTCAACGGCACAGATGTGCCAAATTCTGCGTCCACCGTTCGGCTCAAGGGGAACAACTCCGAGTCCATTCTGGCGCTGAACTTTTTCCTGAATCTCAAGGCCGGCGATTACGTCGAGTTTTATTTCTCGGTCACTGATCTGGGTGTTCGTGTCCAATATGTGGCAGCGACACCTCCTGTGCCGGCAATCCCGAGCATCATTCTGACCGTGTCCAACAACATCCAAGGAGTTCAACCATGACTGTGACTGTCAAAACTCTCGTCCCTCCCAAGCAGATGGAGGCAGTACAGACCACGCAATATACGGCCACGGCCGCCAAGGCGCTGATCGACAAGGCCACCGTCACCAACACCGACACCGTGAACCGCACGTTCAGCGTGAACCTGGTGCAAGTGGGCGGCACCGCTGGCAATGCTAACCTGATCATTGACGACCGCACCGTGGTGCCAGGCGAGACCTACCTGTGCCCCGAGCTGGTCGGCCAAGAGCTGGACCCTGGCGCATTCATCAGCACTATCGCAAGCAATGCCACCTCGCTGACATTGCGTGTTTCGGGGAGGGAAGTAACATGATGGAAGGACTGATCTTCGGCGGGATTCCCAACGATGACTTCATCACGACCGCCGAAAACCGCGACAACACCCGCATGGTCATCGAGGAGTGGAACCTCGGGCCGGAGCAGCCCTCGAACGAGCCGACGGCCAACAAGCCGTTCTGGGTGCAAATGGGCCGTGCTTGGCAGGTCTCAGAAGAGGATGCGCGCCGTCGTCGGTGCTCGAACTGTGAGTATTACGACAACTCGCCTGACTGCCAGGTAAAGATGGAAAGGATCCCGCGCAATCAGTGGGACACCAACGCAGGGTTTCGTGGATACTGTGACAAGTTTGAGTTCATCTGTCACGACCTGCGCGTCTGCCAGGCGTGGGAGTCGGCGTATGAAAGCTGACGGGTTGCGTGCCAACCTTGAGGTGACGTTCAAGCTGCCACCCGCAGCGGTGGACTGGTTGATGTCGTTGTTTCACGCCACGCAGGTCTTTGACGACTACGCAGACGGGGATCCGGTCGAGCGCAGAGACCTTAACCAGGCGATCTGGGAAACGCTCGCCTCGATGCCGACCAACCCGTTTTACCTTCAGAATGCCTTCACGCTTGGGCCAGCGGTTGGGTTGATGGTGCTGAAGTGGCAGGGGTCCGACCGAGCCGAGCGCGAGCACAAGGCCAGTGCCAAGTCTTACATGTGGCGCGCCGGATACTATGACGTTGTCCTGGCGGCCATTCAGTGCGCACACGGCCCGGAGGTGGCGACAGAACTTGCGCACTACGTCATGGACCTCTACGGCGAGACGTGGGAAGATTATCGGGAGGAATTCAATGCCTAGCCCAATCACCGCATTGATTGCCGCCGGATCTACGCTGATCGGCGGGGCAATGCAATCGAGTGCCGCCCGCAGTGCCGCCCGAACACAGGCAGGTGCAGCCGAGCGCGGCATGGAGCTTCAATCTGAGGCGCAGCGTCAGGCCATCGAGGAACAGCGGCGACAGTTTGACCGCATGTCCGAAATCCTTGCGCCTTATGTTGCTCTTGGCCCTTCCGGTGTCGAGGGTCTTGCGCCATTTCGCCAGGCAGGGGCTACAGCCTTTGAGCGCCAGCAGGCATTGTTGGGTCTTCGAGGGCCGGAGGCCGAGGCTGCAGAGCTTGCCGCGATCCAGCGCCGCCCGGGGTTTACGGAGCAGCAGCAACTTGGCGAGGAGGCCATTCTACGTCGAGGTGCAGTAACGGGAGGCTTGCGCGGAGGCAATGTCCAGCGGGCACTGGCGCAGTTCAGTCCGGCGCTCTTGGCCCGGGAGGTCGAGAGCCAGTACGGTAGGCTCGGCGGTCTTGCCGGCGCAGGCCTGGGGATCGAGGAGCGTCTGGCAACTCTCGGGCAGGCCTCGGCGACGCGACAGGCCGCAGCTGCAGGCGGTCTTGGCGCGAATGTGGCCAACCTTCTGACGGGCGGTGCTGCACAACAGGCCGCTTTGCTTGGTGAGCGCGGCGCGGCACTTGCCGGTGGTCAGATGGCAGCGGCACGGGCCTATCAGCCGTTCCTGCAACTTCCAGGCCAGCTGCTCGGCTACCAAGCGGCGACGGGCAGGTCGTTGTTTGAAGGCGGAGCGGGATTGCAGCAGAACATTCCTATAACAAGAGGCGAAGTTTACCCGCCTGGTGGAGCAGAAATAACAGCACAAATGGTTCCAGCCCCAGTAATTGGCGAACTAGGATTTTAAAGGTTTATTATGCCAGCACCCTACAGTTATGATATTCAGCCACCCGACATGTTCGGTGGGTTTGTGTCTGGCCTAAAACTTGGCGCAGGCATCGAAGAGCTAGAGGCTGCTCGCCAGCAGCGTGCGCAGATGATGTTTGAGGCGCAGAAGGCAGAAGAGCAGCGCCGTATGGTGCAGGATCTTCAGGCGAAGTATGTGGAAAATCCAACACTCGGCACGTTGAATGCGCTTATACCTTTCATTGATCCTAAAATGAGCGCAGAAATGCGAGCAATCATTGAAGCGCAAGGAAAGGATCAGGCACGCAGGCAGTTTCAATTGCTCGCGCCTGTAGCGTTTGCATTACAAGGTGGCAAGACAGATGCGGCAGTGCAGCAGATTGATCGCATGATCGAGGGAACGCAAGATCCGCAACAGCGCCGTGGATACGAAGCCATGCGGGATATTGCCAGAGAAAATCCTCAGTTTTTCATTGCACAAGCAGCATATGCGGCGCAGTTGGGCGGGTTTCCAGAGTTGGCAAAAACATTCCTTGAGAAAGGAAAGCCAGGGGCAGACAAATTCCGAGTTTTAACACCTGAAGAGCTCAAGACAATGGTTCCGGGTGCAACAGGAGTCTGGGGAGTTGATGAAAAAGGCAAGCCTGTGCAAATCTTTGCACCGCAAGAAGGATTTACTGTTGTGCCACAGGCAGAATTGGCGGGGTTAGGTATTACAACAGAACCCGGCAAAGTGGTGGTGCAGCGCAATAATAAAACAGGCGAATTGACAATTACCAACCTTGGGCCTCTGGCAACGGCAACGGCGACAGCAGAAACAAAATTGCCACCGCCAGAAAAAGCATTATTGAAAATTGATGAGGATGCTGTTGCACAATTCGTTGGTAATGCTGGGGTAGCATCGAATTTTGCCCGTGATGCAGCGGCAATTGAGCAATTGTTGCGCGGCAAAGGTGGCGGCGCGGTGGTGTCGTTGACAACGCGCCTGAAAGAGTTCGCAGGTATTCAGGACGACACGGTTACTGCACAAACACTGGCGCGGTCATTGCAAACCAGAGGAGCTACGCAGTTACGAGCACCAGGTTCAGGATCAACCACGGATTTCGAGATGCGTGCGTTTCTAGATTCATTTCCACAACTCACGCAAACAGAAAACGGACGTGCGTTGCTTGCAAAATACAGCACACGCTTTGCAGAGCGGCAAAGAAAATTGGCAGACCATGCGCGCAACTTGTTAAGGGAAAACAAATACAGCCTACAGGAAATGGCGAGGTTTGATAACGATCTTGGGGAGATACTCGGCGACGACATCAAAGAACTGATAGGTGCAAGACCTGGGGCTGTGCCGCGTTACACGGGACCAGCTGCGCCACCTGCACCTGCGCCTGCACCACCTCCGGCGGCACGAGGACAGCCAGCGGCTGCCCCGCAACAGCGTCGTAACGTCATCGTGAACTACTGATGGCTTACTCCATCACAACCCGCGATGGCATCACCATCGACAACATCCCGGACAACGTGCCGCCGGATGATCCGAGCCTGAAAGCACGAGTTGCAGAGATCCGTCGGCAACAGGGGTCTACATACGCCCCTATGGGCGAGCCTGGGGACCGCGAGCCAACACCTGTGCCGGGTGCCCCTGCGCTGACGCAACGCCTGCCGACAGCCCCACTGCCGCCTGAATCTGCACTCGGCGAGCAGCCGCCAATGGCACCGCCGCAGTACATGGGTGGACCTCCAGCGCAGGTGCCGCCGCCACCATCCGGGTTCTTCGCAGGCATCCGCGAGGCAATAACGGGCGAGGCACGGATGACACCTACCGCTCGCGCACTGCCCGAGTGGACGACCATGCCCGAGCTGAACAGCTTCAGCTTTGAGAGTGCCATCACAGGGCTGGGGACGCTGACCGCAGGTCCAGAAGAGATTGTCAGGATCGTGAAAGTCAACTTTCCTGGTACGCAAGTCTTTCAAGACGACCGTGGCAACTATGTACTGCGATCCTCCATCAACAACCAGGATTACGTTATCCCGCCCGGCGTCACCATGGGCGATATCCCAAGGATTGCGGCAGGAATTGCTGCGTTCACCCCAGCAGGGATGGCAAGAACGGTATCCGGCGCAGCTCTTGCGGGCGGCGCAACGCAAGCAGGCATTGAAACCACGCAGGCCGCAACCGGTGGAGAATTTGATCTGGGCGAGGTTGGCATGGCCGCAGCCGGTGGAGCCGCCGGTCCTGCGGCAGTACGCGGGTTTGCCGCTGGCCGCGCACTACTGGCCTCTCGCGTTCAGCCACCACCTGGCGTACAAGTGCCGCCACCCGTATCGCGTCCTGGAAGACGCCCCGCAGAGCCGTTTGTGGGTGGCGCAGCACCATCACCCCCACCTATGCCTGCTGCGCCTGCTATGGAGCCTCCTAGAGCCCCTCCTGCGCCTCCTATGGCACCTCCCTCACCCGGAGCACCTCCTCAGCCGATGGCGTTTGGTTTTCAAGGGCAGATTTCGACCGAGGGCGTCTCGGATGTCTTGCGGCTTGCACAACGCGCTGCAGGCGGCAATGCGACCGCGCGTGCGCAACTGATCGATATGGCGCAGCTCAACCCTGACGCAGCGGCTGCAGCGCAGCGTCTCGGGCTAGATGTTCCCTTCGACGTGTTCGCTGATAACCCGCAAGTGCGATCTGCGGTTGGACTTACCCGAGCACGGGTAGGAGGAGTGCCAGAGGCCGCGTGGGAAACTACCCTGCGCAATGCCATCTTGCGAGCAGACCAAATCACGCAGGAGTCTGATGCCATCTTCGTGGGAGGCCGACCGGCACCAGCAGTCGCTTCGCAACGCGTGCTCAATAGCCTGCAGGCAACCCGAGATCTACTGGAAAGGGCTGCAAACCAGATTTATGAGCGCATTGATGCGGATATTCCGCGAGATACGCCCGTGAACTTGCCGAACCTGTCAGCCACGCTCAATCGCATCTCAGAGGAGCTTGGTGGCGTGGCCAGCATGTCCAGCCCAGAGAGACGCCTGTATCGACTGCTTGAAAATGCTGCACAACCTGATGCAAACCCGATCACGTACGGAGCGTTACTACGGGAGAAAAGTCAGATTGGCGCAGCACTTGGTCGTCAGAGTTCTCCCTATGCGAACGTAGAACCAGGCGCATTGAAGCGACTGTATGCAGCGCTATCGAGAGACCAACTCGAAAACGTCGGCAATGTGGCCGGTGAGGAGGTGCGACGTGAGTTGCGTGCGGCTAACTTGATGACCGCTCGGCGCAAGGCGCTGGAAAACAGGATTGTGGCCGCATTTGGCCAAGATATGGACGGAAGTATTGCGACCAGGATGCAAACCGCAATCACCAGCGGGGCTAGAGGAGACGCGGCAGCGTTCAACCGTTTGATGCGTACCGTACCCGAGGACTTGCGCAGAGAGGTCTTTGCGACCGCTCTAGCGGCGCAGACTGCATCGCGCCGTGGCACTCAGGCAGGTGGCGCAATGGCCGATCAAGAGCTGGTGTTTGGGTTCAACGATTTTGTGAAAACCTATCGCGGGTTACGTGCCAACGAGCCGTTGATGGCGCAAGCGGTGAACATCATGGGCCAGGACTGGCGGCGCAGGATGGAAGACCTTTATTTAGTGGCAAGTCGTATTGCCGATGCGCAGGGACGCATTCCAACGACAGGAAAAGCAAACCAGATCATCAATGAAAGCACCGTGACAGGCTTTCTCGGGCAGATCATGTCCAACGGCATTGCACAGCGCGCAGCCACCGCCATTACAGGCGTGATTCCTGGCGGCGGCGCCTTTGCACCTGAACTGCTCAACTACATGCGCAATGCCGGAACCCGGGGTGTCGAGGCAGCAGGTGACCTCTTTGCCTCACCAGGCTTTCAACAGCTTGCCATCGAGGTGGCCACCGGGACAGGAACTGCGCGCGCAGATACCCTACGGCGCGTAGCATTGTCACGACAATTTCGGCAGTATGCCGATGCAATCAACCTCCCGCGTGGACTGGATCCACGCTTGCAGTTTCTGACATCCACCTTGCAGACGGCTCGGAATTTGGCCGAGCAACCCACGGAGCCTAACCCATGAGCGCCTTCTCCATCCAGCCGACCTATCCGACATTCACCGATATCGATGGGCAACCCCTCGAAGACGGTTACATTTTCCTCGGCACGATCAACCTTGACCCGATTGCCAACCCGATCACGGCTTACTGGGATGCTGCGTTGACGGTGACGGCAACACAACCGATCCGCACCAAAGGTGGCTATCCCAACAATGCCGGAGCACCTGGCAGGCTCTACGTCAACTCGAACTATTCGATTCAGGTGCAGAACAAAAACGGGTTCGTCATCTATTCCGCACCATCGGCGACCGAGCGGCTGAACGCTGTTGTTTTGATCGGAGGAAACCCCAACAGGGTCGTCTATACCGACGGCTCAGGCGTTTTCACAGACTCGGCCAACCTCACCTACACCGGGACAGACTTGACCGTCTACGGGGTGCGTGTGGGGCGCGGAGCGGGTGCGATAAGTAGCAACACCGTGGCAGGCGCGGGAGCGCTGGCGGCCAACACGACCGGGGCTGGCAATGTTGCGGTCGGTGTCAACGCGCTGGGAACGGTGACGACGGGCAGCTCCAATACCGCAGTAGGGACCGACGCGATGCGGCTTGCGACCGGTACGAACAACACCGCAATTGGCAATAACGCACTTGAGGTCTCGACGGCCAACAACAATACCGCGATCGGCGATGGGGCGATGATTCTGGCCAGCACCGGGGCGCAGAACACCGCGGTCGGGGCACTGGCCGCAGGCGGCGTCATGACCGGGAACTCAAACACTGCCGTGGGCTATGAGGCGCTCAAGGTTAGCACCTCGGGCATTCAGAACACCGCCGTGGGCATTTCCACACTACGCGCTAACACGAACGGCGCAAGTAACGTCGCAGTGGGAGCAAATGCACTCTACGCGGCAACAGCTTCTTACAACACCGCGCTCGGCGATGGCGCGCTCTTCACGGTGACAACGGGAGACCTCAATACCGCAGTCGGATTTGGATCACAGACCCTAGCCACGGGGAGTCGCAATACGACGGTAGGAGCGCAAGCCAGCACGGGCGCAATGACGGCTAATGACAACGTAGCAGTTGGTTTTGAAGCATTAAGGGTCACAACTTCAGGACAAAACAACACTGCAGTTGGAACATTTGCATTGCGAGCAAACACTACGGCACTTGCTAATACTGCGGTTGGATGGGGTGCAATGTATGGGGGCAATGGAAGTAATAACACCGCCGTTGGTCAAGGGGCAATGTTTGGAAACATAACGGGTTCGGAAAATACAGCAGTTGGAAATAATGCGATGCTTTCGGTAAGTTCCGGCATAAGAAACGTGGCCGTAGGTGCAGCCTGCATGACAGCGGCTGTATCTGGAAATAATAACGTAGCAGTCGGTTACCAAGCACTCCTTACCCATACAACAGGATCCGCAAATGTTGCAGTAGGGACGAATACATTAAGAATCAACACGAACGGCGCAAGCAACACTGCCGTAGGAACAAACGCGCTTTATAACGCATCAGCCAGTTACAACACCGCGCTCGGTGATTCCGCGCTCTTTACGGTAACAACTGGAGACCTCAATACCGCAGTCGGGTTTGGTGCTCAGGTTTTGGCCACGGGGAGTCGCAACACGACGGTAGGAGCGCAAGCCAGCACAAGCGCGATGACGGGGAACGACAACGTCGGCCTCGGCTACAGCGCGATGAAAAACCTCACCTCGGGCAGTGGCAACACGACGATTAATCCGATGACCAGCGCAGGAATTTACGCTCCTGCATTTGACATTACAACCCAAAACGACACCATTTCAATGGGGTCGACATCAGTCACAAATGCGTACATCCAAGTAGGATTTACTGCAGTTTCGGATGAGCGCGACAAAACGGAGATCGCACCGCTCACGCGTGGGCTAGACTTCGTCAACCAGCTGCAGCCGGTGTCCTACCGCTTCAGGGTGGATCGGGAAAACGATGAGGCGCACGGGCCAACCCGGCTGGGCTTCCTGGCGCAGGAGATGCTCGATGTGGAGCTCTCGCTCGACAACCGGGCGCTGGTGATCGACAACGACGACGCGGATCGCTTGCGTTATCGCAGTGATGCAATGGTTCCGATCCTCGTCAAGGCGATCCAGGAACTGACGACACGTGTTGCTGCATTGGAGGCCATATGAAGCCACGCATGGCACCAGGCTGGATCAAGGCGCTGCTGAAGCCGTTCGGGTTCGGAGCTATCACCTTGCCGCCGTTCGGGGTGTTCTTCGTCAACCCTTGGGACGAGACCTCGAAACTCTACAAGCACGAGTCGGTGCACTGGGAGCAGTACCAGAGGATGGGCGTGATTAGGTTCTACGTCACCTATCTGTGGTATCAACTTCGCTACGGGTATCGCAACAACCCTATGGAGATCGAGGCCAGACAATGAGCGCACTGAGCATTCAGCCGCCGTTCCCGGTTTTTACCGACCTTGACGGTCAGCCGCTCGAGGACGGCTACATCTACATTGGTACGGCAAACCTTCCTGCGGTCACCAATCCGCTGACCGTCTACTGGAACGCTGCGCTCACCAATGTTGCAGTGCAACCCATCCGCACGCAAGGCGGCTATCCGGTCAACAGTGGCACACCTGCCAGGCTGTACGTCAACAGCGACTACAGCATTCAGGTGCAGAACAAGAAGGGAAGCGTTGTTTACAGCGCTCCTGCCGCGACTGAGCGTTACGGAAACATCATCAATCTTGCTGACATTACATTCATTCAAGCTGGTGCTGGTGCTGTTTCACGCACAGCGCTCAGCAAGATGCGTGATTGGTTCAGTGTTCTTGATTTTGGTGCTGATCCGACTGGTATTGCAGACAGCACATCAGAGATTCAAGCTGCAATTGCTGCCGTAGAAGCTACCGGTAAATCTGGAACTGTCTTTTTTCCTGCTGGAACTTATAAATGCGACAGTGGCATCACTATTGATGCGTCTGTGTGCACATTGCTTGGAAGTGCAGCAACACTTGATTTTTCGTCGTTTGGTGCAGGAACTGGTGCGGCAGTCACAATCACTGGTGCTCAAATAAACTACTTTGGAAACCCGTATTTTAACGGTGTCAATGTGATGCAGGGGTTCAAGATTGCTGGCCCCGGCAGTGCTGTTGCCGGAAACACTGGGGTTAGATTTACTGGCTCGACTGCACTGCTCGGCTCGAACGATTACGCTCTGCGAGATTGTGAAATTTATAGCTTCACTTATGGCATCGTCATGGGTGAAGTTGCATATCACTTGTTATTTGACCATTGCAGTGTGTTTTTGTGTGCTGTTGCCGTAACGGGCGAATATCACGTCAACACAGGCGCACGAAATGTGTTCCATCGTTGCACGATCTACAACTCCGATTACGGTTTTGCGCTTTACAACGCATCAGCAAGCACAGACATCACTGACTGTGTGATCGCAGGTATTTCTCTTGTCTGCATAGTAATGACAAGCGGACACTTGTGCGTCACAAATTGTGACTTTGAACCTGGTGGTTCGCATGGTGCAAATTACCGCACGCTTTGGGTGACGCATGATGATTACCCTTCATACAGTTACATCAACTGGCACGGCAATCAGGTTTCAGTCAAAAACGCTACTACATCTCCGATTTACGGAATTGATGGGGCAGCAATTCTGACGATTACTGGTGGCTATCTGTATGCAAACCCATCATCCAGCGGTGGTGTATTTGGTAGCACAGGGACTGGAACAGGACAGATCGCAAC